TCATCTGATGAAGATGATACATTAAGTTATTTTGCTAAATTAGCGAAAGAAAGTTAAAATCTTTTAAGATTTGAGAGGAGGCGAAAGCCTCCTTTTTTTTAGTCTGAATATTGATTTAATATATTTGCGTTATTAAAATTAAAGTCAGAAGGAGGTGGTCCATTAACTATATAGGTCGCTCCACCTTGAGCATTTTGATATGAAATATTTTGAGTAGGTGGTCCAGCTGGATATTTTTCTTGACCTGCTTGTGATTGTAAAACTTTACCTTCTTTAGAAAGAGCATCTATTATTTGTCCATCTTCGTCTTTACCATCTCTTTTAGACATCATTGCATCAATAGTAGCTTGTCCTCTTGACATAACTTCATTAAATTTACGAGAAAAAGCTTCTTTCGGACTTTCTCCACCTGGCATAGCGGCTGCTATCGCTGATAAAGCGCCTGCTGCAATTGCCCTTGGAAATGCTGCTATTTTCATAAAGATAGACATTAGGCTTAGCATAATATTTTTTATTAAGCCACCAACACCGATATCTGCAATTGAATCTCTTATTGTATTGAAGAATCCAATAACTGCATTTTTAACTGCGTCAAACATATTATCAAATATATCAGCAAATGAGAAAGATTTTAATTTTGCTTTTGCGTCGTCCATACCAAAAAGACCTAAGAAAAATGCTGGTATATCTATAACAAAAAAGTCTAATAATGAGCCAACTAAAAGCCTAAATGCGAGTTTTAAACCGTCAAATACACCTGCAATAATTTTATTTAAACCATCTTCTTGTGATTTAAATCCAGTTATAAATCCTTTTACTAATCCAAAAATTCCAAGTAATGGTCTTAATATATTACCAAACACCATACCAAATCTTTGAAATACAGCTTTAAATTTATCGAGAGCTGAAAATACTGTAGATAATATAGGTAAATTTTTAAAGAAGTTAAATGCTTTTGAGCCAATATTAGCAAATGCTGCACCTCCTTTTTTTACTGAGTTTGCAGCTTTATCTATACCTTTTGCAAAAACATTACCAATTGATGCTGGTAAATTACCTAACATTCTAAAAGGCTTTAGTATTACTTGTACTAATTTATTAACAGCTGACCCAAATAAACCAGATGCTTTAATTTGAGAATCGATTTTAGCAAATCCCATAAATAATGACCTTCTTCCAAATAAAAATCCGGTCATACCTTTTAAAAAGTTACCTACGTTTTTAACAGTTCCAGTTACTATTTTACCAGCGTCTTTTATAAAATTTAAAACACCCGTTGCTGCTTTTGAGAATAAACCACCGCCTCCGGTTTTAGGTGAAAACTTAAATATTTTTGCTACTCTTTCTCCAAAAAGTTTAAATACGTTTTTTATCTTATCAAATAATACAGGTAATCCAAGCCTCTCAGCCATCTTTCCAGCACCTTTAATAATAGCTTTACCTATATTAACATAAGGTGCGAAGAATCCTTTAAAGACTCCAATAAAGAAACTTAGTAAAGCAGTTCTAAAGAGTAATCCCATAATAGAAAAACCTTTTTTATCTTTAAACTGAAATTGTAATAGTCTAAACTGCATTTTTAATTGTTCAAAAATATCTAATAAACTATCGTTTCTTTCACCGTCTCTTTTTGCTTCCATACGGTCACGTAAAAGTTGTTCTTTATCGTTTTCTAAATCATCTAGTCGACCTTCTTTTAAAGTCAATATTAAGTCTTGCATAGCGTCAATCTGTGATTGACTCATATTCATAGCATCATTTTCTAAATGGTCTTGCAGTTCTTTTGAATATACTGCAGCTTCTTTAGCCATTTCATTTTGGTCACTATTTAAATCAGTTAATTTTACAACTAACTCATCAAACGGATTATTTGTACCTTGTGATTCTAATGATGCCATATTTTATTCCTTATTTACCGAAAGCTTTACCAGCTTCAGATATACCAAACGACCCTAGTGTTACTACCACAAAGGAAGTGTAAATTGTTTCAGAAACTTTTAAGTCTAAATCCCATACTAATGCTGTGACTAAATCGGTAATACCGAAACACATCATTAAAAAGAATGATATAAATCCTATGATTGCTTTTTCATTTAAGTCATTGTCGTCTAAGAACAAATCAATGAATTTTCTTTTACGAGGTCCTAATCTTTCTGCGGCTTGTCTAGCCTCCTCTTTCATTTCCTTAATTTGGTCTTCTTGTTCGTCAAGCTTATCAATCATAGCCATATACTTATCTAAGTCTATTTCTACTTCATTTCTGCTGTTATCTTGGTTCTCAGCCATTATCCCATTCTCCTATTTTCCGCTTTTATGCGTTCATTTTCTTCTGTTATATGTTCCTGTAGAAGAGCTATGTATATCTCCCTTTCCCACGGTACCATATCATTTAGTTCTGTTAAACTATATCCATGATGTTGCATCATTGCAAAGTTAGTCTTATAATGGTTAACAAGACTATCGTGCGAAAGGCCTACGTAAAAAAACTTTGTAAACCCTTTAACTCTTGTGTATTATCTTTTCCACAAGCACACTTATAATCAATTGTACATGATACTGATGGCATTGAATTAAAAAAGTCTGTTAATTTCATAAATTGTACAGAACTTAATGATTCAATAAACTTTGTTAATGATTGTTTAGATTCATTATCTGAATCGTATACATCATCAGCATCAAATATAGAGTCAATACAAGCAATAATCATACTCATTGCTGATTCAACTCCTTCATCTCCAACATCAGTAAAACTATTTACATGTCTTACAGATGGATATCTCATTATAACACCAACATCATCTGTTAGCATTATTTTAGTTTCATCATTATTAACTACTGGATTCTGAATTTCTTCAAAATCTACGACTACATCATTACGTATGTCGCATGTTTCATCATTACATTTCATTTTTAAATCAATCTTTTCACCAACTGATTTAGCTCGTAATGCTAAAAATAAAGTTTCAATGTCAAACATTGCTAAACCTTCAACATCATCGATATCATCTACGCAAGATTTAATAACATCTATGGTTGCTTGCATAATAACCTTTTGGTCATTAGTCTCCATAGCCATCATTAATATCTTTTCTTCCTTCACTAGGTATGGTCTATACGTCACTGTTTGACCAGTTGACGGTATTTCAATACTATACCTAGCTGTATTTAGCTCTGGTAAAGCCATAATATTTCTCCTATTATATTATCCAAATATAGATAACGCACTTCTTATTGCGCTACCTGTACTACTTAACGCACCTTGTGGTACGTATTTATCATAAGCAAAACTCACATTCAATTTTTGAATCTGGCTAGTACTTTCGTTAGAAAGCGCTACTTCACTCATCGTTACAGGGAATGCTCCCTCCAATTTCACGCCATATATTGGCACGTCTTGTTCATCTAACTGTTGTATTATTACATCAGTAACTATATCTTCTTTATATGCGATACAATATTTATCTGTATCTACTATACTATTTATCCACTTATCAAAGATAGTTTTCATATAATAATCATTTGTAAGTAAAAAACTTAGTGCAACATCATCATGTATTGTACCATAAGGTATTTTTTTAGACTGTCTTACAGTTTGATGGTCAAAAGTACTTATTTGTTTTCCAGGTAATACTACCGAATCACAAAGCAGTGATATATCTCTTGGGTCATTAATTAAATTCTTTGCGTTAAAATTACCTGCAATAGCTGATGAAATAGCTCCTTGCAAATCGAAATTAAATAATGAACCGTTTGGTGGTGTAAACATTACATTGAATCTATTAGCCTTTGCTAATCCACCTTTTTTACCTATTGTTGATTTTAATCTGTCTATGCTCATGGTTGTCTCGCTATTTTAAGGCTCTCATTCCAAACACTTCCTTTACTCTTCTTCTTAAATTGTTCTACTGGTAAGAATATAGCAATTTCCCAATCAGTCATTGGGACTCTTGCAAACTGTGATTTAACATGTGCTCCTAAATAATGTTTAAAGCACGGCTTAAATTCTTTAAATTTTTGTACACCTGATAATAAATTGTATCTTATCTTTGTAAGACGCGAACTTTCAGTTGATTTTTCTGGTCCTAACGCCATTAACTCATCTAAAAACCTAGCCCGAGTATTATAGTTTAAATAATGCAGATTCAATCCATAGAATCCACCAGGTGCTGCATCTACCATTATTGTCAATGGAAACCTATCATAGTATGGTAATGTTTCTTTATGCTTAGGGTCATAAAAATACATATACATACTTCCACGAAGATTAGTAGTTGTTCTATCTAAAGCTGAATCTCCTAAAACTTTTTGTCTTGATACAGATAACCCTTGCACTTCTTTTTTAAACCAATCACGGGATTGTTTAGTACGAGCTTGTACTCCAGCTCTGAATGCATTTGCTTGTAAGGTGTCAAATAAACTTGCCATATATCTATTTATACAGATTTATAGTATCTTTATGCCTAGATTTTTTAAAGTTTCTTCTGTCCATACTTGAAACTTCCAACCCTTATATTCAGCAAACTGAGTAGCTGCTTCCCATTTATCTTGATTCTTACTATATGTAATCATCTCATTAATATATTTTTTAGTCTTACGACTACGTTTTTTAGGTGGAGTTGTTTGATTCTTTGGTTTAATTTCTATTAAATAA